CTTGCAGGCAGCCAAGGCGTTTATTGAAGCGGAAACGGCGCGGCGCGATGCGGAGCGTAAGTTGCAGATTGCGGGCGGGGCTTTAACCCGTTTGGGAGCAGCCAAAGGCTCGCAATGCTTACGCGAAAGCGCAAAGCTGTTGAAGTGGCAGCAAACGGCTTTTATTGATTGGCTGCTGGTTAAAAAGATGCTGTTTCGTGATGCGGGCAAGCAGTTGTGCGTGTATCAGGAATATTTGGGGCGTGGCTGGTTTGAATATCGGACCGATGAGAAAAACGGGCACGCATTTAAGCAAGTGATGGTTACGCCGTTGGGCTTGCAGAAGCTGGCGCAGAAGTTGGAAATAAAGGAAGCGGTATGAATTTCTACGCTTTTCATATTAACGATTTTCGTGGGGCAACGTGGCATTTATCCAACCTTGCCCGTTATGTGTATCGGCTGTTGATTGATATGTATTACGACACGGAAGCGGCGTTAAGCAAGGATTTAGATGTGTTGGCGCACAAATGCAGCCTGAAAACCGATGATGAGAAACAGGCGTTGCAAGATGTGTTGAAAGAATTTTTTACGCTGAAAAATGGCAAGTGGCATCACGCGCGCATTGATAAGGAAATTCATGCTTACCGTTGGGCGCACCGTAACGAAAACCGTAACGCTAATAGTAACGACCGTAACGAAAACCGTAACGCTAATAGTAACGACCGTAACGAAATAGTAACGCAGCGTAACGCGAGCAGTAACGATGACCGTAACGATACCGTAACGAACAGTAACGCGGATAGTAACGAAACCGTAACGCAGCGTAACGAGCCTTTGAGTAACGCGGAGCGTCAAAAACGGGTGCGTGATGAGCATAAAAAATTGTGCGCGGAATTATCCAATCTTGGCATTTCTTTTGATAAATCAATGAGTTTAACGGGTTTGCGTTCTTTGCTGGATAAGGCGCGTAACGATTTGCGTAACGAAAACCGTAACGCTACCGTAACGAACAGTAACGCTGAATTTTACGTAGAACCAGTAACCATAAACCATAAACCAATATCTTCATCATCTACCGCGCGCGAGGATTTTGTGATGTTTGCCACTTGGCAGCCTGAAAGCCAAGACTGGGCACGAATGGTGCAGCGGGCGATGTTGCCCAACTGGGATTTGACGACCTACGGTGCATTGCTGGCGGAATTTGTGGGCTACTGGCAAAGCCGTGATGATGCGAAAAATCAGGCGGGCTGGGAACACAAGTTTTTGCAAAGCCTGATTGCTGCCAAGAATCGCGGCGCGTTTTCGGTGCAGCCTGCTATCAACCATGCCGCCCTGCCTGAACGCAAAATCAGCGCAACGGCGCAATCGGCGGCGTGTTTGCGCGCGGCAAAAGAAGCGGTGCTATCGGGGAAAGTGATTACGCCGTTGCCCATTGGCGTGTTTGGCGCGATGACGGATGGGCTGTTGGAGCTTTTGGGCTGTGGCTTATCTTATCCGCCAGCTGCCGATGCGTGGGACGTTACGCTGGCTTCGTGGGGCAAGGAGTTTGCGCGGTTACAACTTGCCGATGACGATACGGCGCGGGTGGAAACTGCGTTTGCGAACGCGAAACGCAATGCGCTGGCGGGCGAGAAGCGGTTTCCCAACGTGCAGGAAGTGTTGGGCTGCTTGCCAATGCGTTTGCGCGAGCGGATTGAATTGAAAGAAACGCCCGAAGCGTGGGCGGCTCGGCGACAGGCGGGTTTAACCCAAACTTCGCGCATTTTGGAAAATTTGAAAGGGGTGCGCCATGCCGTCTGAAATTTGTCTCAACTGCCAACACGCCGACTTTCGCGCGGCAGCGGATTACTGGGGTTGGAAATCGGCATCGGTGGTATGCAAAAAGGGCGAGCCGTGGCGGTTTATTCCCTGCCACAGCGAATGCAGCAATGGGCGGTTTCAGGCTGCCCCGGATGATGTGATTGCCAAGCGCAAGGCGTATGTGGAGCGGTTAAATGGATGAATACAAGCAACTCTGCCTTGAATATTACCAACGCCGCGCGGATGAATTGCAACAGCGTTGGATGAATGCGAAAAGCGAAGCAGAAGCCGCCAAGATTGCGTTGGATTTGGAACCGTTGATGAATTATTTGGCGAAAAGTGATCGCCCAAAGGTAGCCTGAAAGGGGAAGTATGAAATATTACGAAGGTTGGAATTTTGTTATTTGGCATGGAAAGATGATTAAAGCATGGAAACGAAAACTTGGTACATCGGCATAGACACAGGCGTTAAAACAGGCTTTGCCTATTGCCTAGACGGCAAATTAACCAACGTGCTTACTCTGCCCATCCATCGCGCCATCAGCGAAGTGCGCCATGCGCTTTCAGGCTGCATCAGGGACGGCGACAAACTGCATATCGTGGTGGAAGATGCCCGTAAGCGTAAATGGTTTGGCAGCAAAGGACACGAAGCCTTGCAAGGCGCGGGCAGCGTGAAACGCGATGCCAAGATTTGGGAGGATTATTTGCGCGACCTGCAACAGCAATATCCCAACGTAATCAGCTTTGAAATGGTGTCGCCCGCCGCCAACCGAACCAAGTTGTCCAAAGAGGCGTTTGCCCAATTGACAGGCTGGACGGAGCGCAGCAGCGAACACAGCCGCGATGCGGCGATGTTGGTTTGGGGGCGGAAATGAATGAACGCAAATTCCGCTGCCAGGTGTCCAATCAACGCCCTTTGTTTGAAAACTTGTACAAAAACATTGTCCCCGAGCTACTGGCAGCGCATGGCGATTTGGAAGTGGTTATCCGTCCATATAAAGCCAAACGCAGCTATGAGCAGAACCGCCGCTTGTGGAGCTTGTATAACCAAATCGCCGAGCAGGTTTGGCTGGATGGGCGGCGATACGATGCGGACACATGGCACGAATATTTTAAACAGCAATTTATCGGCTGCGATGAGCGTGTGTTGCCCGGCGGCGAAATCCAAAAAATCGGGCTTTCCACCACGCAGCTGAACACGCAGCAAATGGTGGATTATCAAACACGCATTGAAGCATGGGCAGCCGAGCAAGGAGTGATTTTTGAATACTGATAAAGATTTTCAGGCATGGGTGCGGCGGCAGCCAAGTTGTCTTTCAGGCTGCTTTTCGGAGTGGCAGGACGGCGATGGACGGTGTGAGTTTGCCCATGTGCGCCGTGTGTCGCGTGGCAGCGGTGTGGGCATCAAGCCGATGTTTTCGGGCGTGCCGCTGACGCATGCGGAACACGCGATGCAGCATCAACACGGCGAAGCGTATGTGTTGGCAGCCAATGGGATTGTTGCCGATGATGCGGCGGCTTGGTTTGAAGCGAGAGCGGATGAGTATTTAGAACGATGGAAAAATAGAAAGGGTTAATTTGAAGCACTACAAAAAAGCTCCGCTGCCATTTATCGGGCAAAAGCGCAATTTCATTAAACACTTTATCCCGCTATTGCAACGGCATATCCCCAACAATGGCGCAGGCTGGACGATTGTGGATGTGTTCGGTGGCAGCGGTTTGTTAGCACATACAGCCAAGCGCACGCTGCCTGCGGCGCGGGTAATTTACAACGACTTTGACGGTTACGCCCAGCGATTATGGCATATAAACGATACAGAAAAATTGCGCCAGCAATGCGCGGAGATTATCGGCAATCGGAGAGATGAACGAAAATTAAGCGAGCAAGAGAAGCAGCAGTTGATTGCTTTAATTGAAGGCAATTTCGTGGATACGCAAACAATAGCATCGTGGTTCTTATTTAGCGGTAGTCAAGCGGGGAGCTGGCAGGAATTGAAAGAAAAAAGCTGGTTTAATTCGCTGCCTAAATCGCCCTATGCCGATGCCAGCGATTATTTAGATGGCTTGGAAATTCGCCATCAATGCTTTACCGAGTTGCTGCCTGAATTTGCAGGACAGCCACAAACCCTATTGCTGCTTGACCCGCCTTATCTTTCCACCGCGCAAGGCGCGTATGCCAAAGAAAACTATTTCAGCTTGGTAGATTTTTTGAAGTTGGCAGAACAAATCAAACCGCCATTTATGCTGTTTGGCAGTACGCGCAGCGAAGTATTGGATTATGTGGCATGGACGGTGCAGGAAAAACGCACAGGCTGGCAGCATTGGGAGGGGTATCAGGTGCATAGCTTGGAGACAGGGTTAAACAATGCCGCCAAATATCAAGACAATATGGTTTGGCGGTTTTAGGAGAAAAAATGTATCGTAATTTGGATGAGTGCCTGAAAGATGTGTACCGCTTCGGCGCATTGCGTATCGAGCCGATGGGCAACACGGCGCAAATTTGCCACTGGGTGGAGAACAAAGGGGTAAGCCGTGGTGGCGGTCACGGAATGACGCAGCATGACTGGCACGCCAATGCCGCCATGATACAGGCGCGGGTAGAGCGGTTGCTGAACCATTTGGAACTTTGTGCCGTCGAAGCCCAATACGGCAGTAATTTTAGCCATATCGTGGATTTGAGCAGCTACATCCTAGATAGGCAGCAAGGCATCCCCTTATTGCTCTGTGATGCCTTGTTGTCGCATATTTTTTCAGGTAACCCTAAGCAGGCGCAGATACAAGACAGATTCGATATTGGCCGCGTAACGGTGTGGCGGAAAAAGAAACAGGTTGGAGGAATTGTGGCAGGACTGCTCGATAGCGCCATTTGCAAATTGGAACCAGAGTTTAGGCAAGTCGGGATTATTGGATAGCTGGTATTTGTGCTGATAGATTGTGTAAAAATATGTATAATTGTTCGGTAATATATTTCGAGTGACGGTAAACCTAAACAGGTAGATGGTTTATTCTAGGAAATGAAGATGAAAAAAACATTGTTGGCAATGATATTGGCAGTAATATCTAGCATGGTGATGGCAAAGTCAGAAGCAGAACAATTTGGGTTGCAATATATAGAGACACAGCCAGGAACCAACTATAAAGTCTATGGAAGCGGCGAGTTCATGTTCATTGATGCTAGGGCCACAGGCAGATTTGCCTCAATGTCCATTTCAGCAATCAAACAACAACAGCAAGCCGGGTATGCGATTATTCCCGCTCGAAATTTTGATGAGATGAATAGAAATGGACAATTCGCACAAGCGTATTCCGTCGATTGTGGCACAAATGTTGTTTATGATGGCAATGGGCAGCCTAACAGGGTAAGCGAATTAAACCCGTTGCATCAGGCGGCATCAAATTTGGCTTGCCTAATTCTGGACACGGAATAAGTGATTATCTCTGAAGGTCTTACTAGTTGGATGTTTCTTGCTTCACACTTGACAGCATGAAACACTTTTGGTATAAATATGCTATATTTCGGAGAAAGTTGCGAATTGGCAATTTTCTCTTTTCTTTTTGGCTGCCTTCAGGCAGCCTTTAATTTAGGATAGCTCGATATGGCAAAAGCAAAACGCCCAGTCGGGCGACCAACAACATATAACCAAGAAACGGCAGATAAAATCTGTGAACTGATCGCCCGTGGCATGAGCTTACGGGCGATTTGTGCGTCTGCCGATATGCCGGCGGGCGGAACGGTGCACCGTTGGCTGGCGGAGCATCAAGATTTTCAGGAGCAATACGCGCGTGCGCGCGAGGAACAGGCGGACGGTTTCGCCGACGAGATTATCGATATTGCCGACTCTGTCGCCCCTGAAACAGGGGAAGTGGCAAAAGCAAAGCTGCAAATCGATGCCCGCAAGTGGAAGGCAGCCAAGCTTGCGCCGAAGAAGTACGGCGAGAAGCTGGAACTGGATGCCGATATGCGCGTGAAGGTAGAGACGCGCTCGCTGGAAGATATTTTCAAGTAACCCTATGGCCAATCCGTATTTCAAGCCGCTTATCCGCAAGGCTCGTTACAAGGTGCTGTATGGCGGGCGCGGCAGCGGGAAATCGTATTTCTTGGCGGAATTGGCGGTGGAAGTATCGCGCCGCATTGGCACGGTCATTCTGTGCGCTCGTGAGTTTCAAGGCTCGCTGGATGATTCAGTCTATCAGCTATTGATTGAGACCATCGAGCGTTTAGGCTACACAGATGAGTTTGATATTCTGAAATCCACCATCACCCATAAAGGCACGGGCGCAAAGTTCGTGTTTTACGGCATCAAGAACAACGTTACCAAAATCAAATCGATTCAGGGTGTCGGCGTGTGTTGGGTGGAGGAAGCCGAAGCGGTAACGAAAAATTCATGGGACGTGCTGATACCGTCTATCCGTGGCGATAAGAACGCGGAAATATGGGTCAGTTTCAACCCGAAAAACATTTTGGACGACACTTATCAGCGGTTTATTGTCCACCCGCCCAAAGACAGCATCGTCTTGAAGGCGAATTACGACATCAACCCGCATTTTGCCGATACGCCGCTGCTGGCCGATATGCTCGAATGCAAAGAGCGGGACGAAGACCTTTACCGTCATATTTGGCTGGGCGAGCCGGTGGCCGATAGCGAACTGGCGATTATCAAGCCAAGCTGGATTGAAGCCGCTATTGATGCGCATGAAAAACTGGGCTTCTCAGCCGCAGGCCGGCGCATCCTTGGGTTTGACGTGGCTGATGAAGGTGATGATGCCAACGCCACCGTATTGCGGCACGGCTCGGTCGTAACCGACATGCAGCAATGGCGCGGGCAGGACGTGATTTATTCCGCCGATAAGGTTTACCTGTATGCCCAAGAGCAGAATATTGACCGCATCGTGTACGACAACATCGGCGTGGGTGCCGGTGTGAAGGCGCAGTTTCGGCGCAAGAACGGCCAGGTGCAGACGCTAGGCTTCAATGCCGGCGGTGCGGTGTACAAGCCTGATGCCAAATACACCGACGACAAGAAAAACCGTGACATGTTCGCCAACATCAAGGCGCAGGCATGGTGGATGGTGCGCGACCGCTTCTACAAGACGTGGCGTGCCGTCCATCACGGGGACAGTTACCCCGAAGACCAACTTATCAGCCTTTCAAGCAGCCTGCACGAATTGGATTACCTGACTGCCGAATTGAGCCGCCCGCAAGTGGATTACGACCAAAACGGGCGTGTGAAGGCAGAGAGTAAGAAAGACATGAAAAAGCGCGGCATCCCCAGCCCGAACCGTGCGGACGCGCTGATCATGGCCTTTGCCCCCGTGCAGGGCGGGCTGAACATCAACCCCAAGATATTGAGCGGACTATGAGCAAAAAGAAAAAACACACCGACAAAGCCATGCGCCGCGCCCTGCAAAGGCTGCCTGAAAAGCAGCCTGCATCATACAGCTTGGATTTTCCCAGCCTGCCGGACGGCGTAAAGCCAAACGGCCTGGCGATGGACAACAGCCCCTTAGGAAACTTCGGGGCTGATTGCTTTTTCGGCACCGGCTTTATCGGTTATCCGCGCTTGGCCGAGTTGGCGCAGATTTCCGAATACCGCAGCGTGAGTGAGACCACCGCCAACGAAATGACCCGCCAATGGATAGAAATCAAATCCGTAGGCGAAGAAGACAACAGCGAGGCCATCAAGCAGATTGAGGAATGCTACGAGCGGCTGAACGTGCGTGATGTGTTCCGCAAGGCCATCGAAACAGACGGCCTGTTCGGGCGCGGCCAGATACTGGTGCAAATCAAAGACCACGATGGCAAACTCGCCAATCCGCTTCTGCTGACCGAGAAAACCATTGCCAAAGGCAGCCTGAAAGCCTTGGTGAACATCGAACCGATGTGGACGACCCCCGCGCCGTACAACGCCATCGACCCGACACTGCCCGACTTCTACAAGCCGAAGGCATGGTATGTGATGGCACAGGAAATCCATGCCAGCCGACTGTTTACCCTGATTTCCCGCCCCGTGCCGGATATGCTCAAACCCGCCTATAACTTCGGCGGCGTGAGTATGACCCAGCTTATGATGCCCTATGTGGAACGCTGGCTGCGTACCGTGGATTCCGTCAGCGACCTGCTGCACAGCTTCTCTTTGTCCGGTATCAAAACCGACATGAGCGCGATATTGAGCGGAAGCGACGACGGCGACACCAACATCATGCTCCGTGCCGAACTGTACAACCGTTTGCGCGACAATCGCGGCCTGATGCTGTTGAGCAAAGACGAAGAAGAGTTCTTCCAGTTCAACACTCCGCTTTCCGGCTTGGATGCGCTGCTTGCCCAATCGCAGGAGCAAATGGCCGCACCCAGCCATACGCCGCTGGTGAAGCTGCTCGGCATCACGCCCAGCGGCCTGAATGCCAGCACGGAGGGCGAGATTGCCGTTTACTATGACCACATCCGCGCCATGCAGGAAAACCTGCTGCGCGACCCGCTGGATAAGCTGCTCAAACTGGTGCAACTGCATCTGTTCGGCCAAGTGAACGACAACATCACTTTCGACTTTGTGCCATTGCAGCAGATGAGCGAAACCGAGCTTTCCACCATCCGCAAATCTGACACCGACCGCGATGTGGCCTACATTCAGGCCGGTGTTGTATCGGCAGAGGAAGTACGCGGGCGGCTGGCGAGCGAGCCGGACAGCGGCTACAACGGTATTGATGTAGAAGATGTGCCTGAAATGCCCGATGACGGCTTTTCAGACGGCCTGAACGACGGCGAAGGGGAAGAAGGTAGAGACCCTGCCGACCCAAAGCCTGAGCCTGCCCAAGATGCTGAATGGGACGAAAGTAAACACCCGCGTGCTGAAAATGGGCAGTTCGGGGAAGGAAGTGGGCAGCCTGAAAGACAAGACGGCCAACCCCAAGTAGAGATACCCGAAATTAAGGGTAATGAACTGGGCTTGTGGTCAAGCATGAAGGAGCTGCGCGAGAAAGCCCGGGCGTTCGCACGACAGTTTGTCGGGAAGACTTTTAAAAACCGAGAAACTGGGCATGAAATCATGGTTTCTATGAGCGGAGTAAAACACACCATCGCACACGGAAATGACGGGTTGATTAAAACCATCCCGATTATTCCGGATATGTTGCAGGCTGCGCATTTTCTTCACGCAGAGAAGCCAAAGATTGCAGACAGCAATGTTCTCGAAGTTGAGAAATATTCGGCAGACGTGGCGATTGAAGGGGAAGTAAGGCGGATGCTGATTACTGTGAAACACCAAACAGACGGCAGACGTTATTACGACCACGGGTTTTGGGTAGACAAATGAAAAAGGCAACGTTTAATCTACGGTATATCGCCAGTTGCTAAGACTGGGTTATTGAACCGCCGTTGCCTTGGGGAGCGGCATTTTCTTCAGGCCAGCATCTTAGCGCGTTCATATTACGCCACCTCTTTGCCTGTACAAATACCGCTTGATTCCATTGTATGCCAGCCACTCGTCGAAAGCAAGCCATGAAGTTATCCGCCCCGTCCGATAAAGACATCATCCTCAAGCCGATACAGCCCAACCTGGGCGTAGAGGCCGCCTACCGCAAAAGCCTGAAAAAGCTGTTGCGTGAAATGCGTGCCGACGTGCTGGGCTTGCTTGAACGGCACTATCCGAAAGGCATCGCCCAAGACAGCCTGTTCGACGGCTTGCAGGCTGCTTTATCCGCCCTGTTGCGTTATTGGCTGGCACGGCTGGACAAACTCGCCCCACAAATCGCCGAGGTATTTGCCAACCAAAGTGCAAGCCACACAGAGAGAGCCTTTCAGACGGCCTTACGGGAGGCAGGCTTTACCGTCCGCTTTCGTGCCACAGCACAACAGCAAACCGCCTTGCAGGCCGTATTGGGCGGCAACGTCTCGCTTATCCGCTCCATCGGCCAACAATACTTGAACCGCGTGGAAGAAAGCGTATGGCGCAGCGTGAATGCAGGCTACGACATGGCGCAACTGACCCGCGAACTGCGCAAGGATTACGGCATCAGCGAACGCCGCGCCGCCTTTATCGCGCGAGACCAAACCAACAAAGCAAAAGCGGCCATTGAAAAGGCACGGCGGCAGGAATTGGGCATCACGGAAGCCATATGGATGCACTCACACGCAGGTAAAGAACCGCGCCCGAGCCATGTTGCCGCCAACGGCAAACGGTTCGATGTGAGCAAAGGCATGTATCTGGACGGCAAATGGGTGCAGCCCGGAACCGAACCAAATTGCCGCTGTACGAGCCGCGCCGTGATTAAAGGATTCAACTCATGACAGAGAAAACCATACTCGCCCAAGACCGCTCCCTGCGCTCCTACGACCAAGACGGCAGGCTGCACGTTGAAAGCTCCAACATCAGCAAGGCCACGGTAAACCCCTACTATGGAAGCGAAATCCCCAATTACCAACAACTGGGGCTTGAGCCAAAAAAGGTGTACTACCTGCTGCGAGACCCTGAAGAGTTGGAAAAGGCCGCGCCGACGTTCAACAACCTGCCTTTATTGAGCAAACACATCCCCGTTTCTGCCGACGAGCCGCAGAAAGAAGTGATTGCAGGCACAACCGGCAGCGATACCGTGTTTGAAGACGGCTACCTGAAATGTTCGCTGGCCGTGTGGGACGCGGAGGCGATTGCCGGTATTGAGAGCGGCGAGCAGGTGGAGCTATCCAGTGCGTACCACTACACCGCCGATATGACCGCAGGCGAATTTGAAGGCCGGCATTACGACGGCGTGATGCGCGATATTGTCGGAAACCATGTAGCCCTTGTCGATGTGGGTCGGGCGGGGCGTGATGTTGTAGTAAGCGATGCAGACCCATTTTGTGAAAGGAAAACCATGAAACTGAAAGCAGGCGCGAAAGCGCGTATTCAGGCAGCCGTGCAGCCTTTATTGGCGCAGGATGCCGAATTGAGCCCCGATGAACTGTTGCAAGTCATCGGCTCGCTCACCAACGAAGTGCAGACGGCGGAGGACGACGGCGAAGAGTTGCCGCCTGAAAACGTCGAGAATGTCGGTACGGACGAAGACGAGCCGGAGGACGGCGAAAACAACCCCGCCCCCGCCGAGCCGGAAGAACCCGCCGAAGACGAAGAGCCGGAAAACCCCGAAGACGGCGCACCCAAGCCCGCACAAGATGCCGCCATTTCCAAAATGGCGATGGATGCGGCCATCAAACGTGCCGTGGAAGCCGAACGGAAACGTTCGCAAGCCTTGGCAACGGCACAGCGCGAAGTGGCGCACATTGTCGGCGATGTGGCGATGGATAATGCGGCGGACGTGTACAAGTTCGCGCTGGAACAGAGCGGCATTGACGTAACCGGCGTACATCCCTCCGCCTACCGCGCCATGGTCGGCATGTTGGGCAAACCCAAACAGCCGATGGCGCAAGATGCGGCCAAAACCGCCGAACAGTTCCCCGGTTTATCACGAATCAGAAAGGCTTAAACCATGTCATTCCAAAAAGCAGTCAAACCTTACCAAGCCCCCGCCGTTGCGGGGGGTTTTGCTGCCCACAACACCAACGCCTCCACGCTGGAGGGGGG